AATCCAGTAGTGGATAACACCTACACAACATCTAAATATTTTGTAGTAGATACTGATGCAGGAGATATGATTGGTAGATTTTTATTAAAAGAAGGGATTATAATTAATTAATAATAATATGAAAGATAAATTTTTAAAACATATACATAGTTTTGTCAAAACATATATTACAGTATTTTTAACATTGTATTTAAAAGAAACTATGGATATTAATGAAATTGGGGCAAATGTAGATATTTTTAGTTTAGCAATTATAATACCAGCTGCTAAATGGGCATTGTTATCAGTATTAAGAAATGTATATAAATTGTTAAATGAAAAATAATATGATTGATAAAAATAATTACACAAAAGAAGAAATGTTTGAATATGGAAATGAAATTCGTAAAGATATGGATAATCATACTGTATATATGTCAGAAGAAGCTAAAGGTAATTTTAAACTAATGAATAACGAATTCACACATTTAAAAAATTCATTGACTGATCTTAAAGATACAATCACTAGTGGTTTTAAAGGAGTACATAAAAGGCAAGACGATACTAATGGTAATGTTAAAAAAAATAGTGATTTTAGAATTAAGAATGAAGAAACAATTAGTGAATTTATTGATATATCTAAATTTGTTAATAGATTAAAGGCTAATTTAACATTAATAAAAGCAGTGATTGGGATAGTAGGTATATCGGGTGTTGGAAGTATTGCAAATATTTTTATAAACTTAGTTAAATAATATGATTAAATTACAATTACCATTAAAATATATTTATGTAACCCAAAAATTTGGAAAAGATTTTTTAGTATTTGATAAAAAATTAGGTAAATATAATAGTTTTTATAATCAATTTGGGCTAAAAGGTCATAATGGTATTGATTTTAGAACCAAAGATGGTTGCATTTGTTATGCAACGCATGGTGGTATAATTACAAAAGCGGTTAAAGATACAGGTTTTGGTAATTTCATTGAATTATTTAATGACGTTGAAAAGTATAAAACTAGATACGGGCATTTGAAAAATTTTAATGTTAAGGTAGGTGACATTGTAAAAGCTGGTGATAAAATAGCGGAGTGTGATAATACTGGGAAATATACAACAGGTCATCATTTACATTTTGATGTAAGAGAAACATACGAAAATGGTGCAATCGCTAATTATAATAATGAATTTAATGGAGCAATTAATCCGTCACTTTATTTTAATGCAAGATATGATGGTAAAACAATCGTAAATAAAGATTGGGATAAATCAAGATGTTATCATAGATATGATAGAGGCAGACCAAAGGGTGGATTATGGATTGAAAAATATAGAGTAGTACCAGCATTGACTAAATACCTTAGAAGATTACCTAGTAATGAAGATATAAATGCATGTGTATACGGTGGATGGGAAAGAGAAGTTTTAAAAAATCCTGCTATGTACGAATTATATAGCAATTTAAAAAAAGATGAATTTAAAAATAATAAAATACCTTATTTAGATAATTAAAAAAAATATATGAAAAAACAACATATAAAAGCATACACAAAGAAAAATAATGGCAAATTGCTTGCTATTGCATCAACAGAAGGCAAAGATAGATCCGGTGATGAATTAAAAATGTCTGATTGGGATTTAGCGTCTTTTAAAAAGAATCCAGTTTTACAAGCAGGCCACAATTACAACCCTGAATATACTATTGGTGTTGCTGAAAAAATTAGGGTTGAAAATAACCAATTGGTATTCGAACCTAATTTTCACGAAATTACACAATTAGCTAGAGATATTAAAGCAATGTACGAACAAGCTGTATTATCAACTTGGAGTGTTGGTTTTATACCACATGCTTTAATGAATCCAGAAGACACAAAAGCTAAAAATGAATTACTTGAAATTTCAGCAGTTGCAGTACCCGCCAATGCTGAATGTTTAACATCAGCTAAAAGTTACGGCGAAAAAGAAGTTAATAAAATTAGTGAGTGGTTAGAAAATAAAAACATAAAAAAAGAAAATAAAGAACCTACGATAAGTGTTAATGATGAATTGGATGAAAAAAAAGCAAGAGAAGAAAAATATCAAAAACTTAATGATGTGGATAATATTTTATATGCATTTTATAATGTATATATGCAAAAAGAAATAGCAGTAGATAAATTTAATGAATTGTTAAAAGAAACAATTAAATTATTAGATAATTTAACTGGCAAAAATAAAAAGCTATATGTTAGTAAAATTTTAACTAAATTAGATGGTTTTTTCTCAGAAAATATGAAAAATAAAACGTCTATTGATTATAAAGAAAGAAGTAAAAGACAACATTTAGCAATTAAAGAATTAAAAGCAGAAATTAAAGAAACTAAAAAAGAGGTGGCAACTGCGAATAAAGAAATTGAAAATAATGAAATAAAAGAGGGTAAAGTATTATCTAAGAAAAATAGTACGTTAATAAATACTAGTATTAATTCAATGGATGAAACATCAAACAATTTAAGAAAACTTTTAGAAATGACTAGCAAAAATGATGAACAAAAACAAGTCATTCCAAAAGCTAAAAAAGATTTCAATTTGAGTAAAACTACAAGTAAAATATTAATCAACGCATTACAAAAAATATCAAAAGAAACAAATAAAACATTGAATGAAGCAAGAAAATAAATAGTTCGTGTACGAACATATTACAAAGGTCGTTTAAAAAAAATCAAAGAGTAAATTTTTACAAACTTTGGTAATTAATAACTAAAAAACAGTTTTTATTAATTATCATAATAATAAAAATTGGTCGATAAAATATATGAAGAAAATTGTTAAGATTGGCGATAAAAGTTATATCGTTAATTTAGATACAAAAGAATTAGAAGAAGTAGATGTAGAAGAAACTGAAAAAGTAGAAGATGTTAAAGAAGATGAAAAAGTAGACGAAAAAGTAGATGAAAAAGTAGAAGATGACGATAAATTAGAAGAAAAAGTTGATGACGTAGCTGAAAAAATTATGAAAAGTTTAGGAATTGATAAACTAAAATCAGATTTTAAAGAAATTTCTAAGAAAATTGATACCAAAGATAATAAAAAAATTGCAGGTATAATTAATTTAGAAAAATTAATGAAAAAAGATATTAGTGAAATGACATCAAACGAAAAAATTAAAGGGTTTTTTCAAGCGATGATTAGAAGTGACCATACTGTTCTTAAAGCATTATCAGAAGGTACTCCAGCAGATGGTGGTTACCTCTTTCCAGATGAGTTTAGAAGTGAAGTAATTAGAACAATGGCTGAAACACCTCATATGAGAAATGAAGTAACTGTAATATCAATGAAAAGAGATGTTATGAATATCCCAACTCTAGTTTCTGGCCCTAAAGTAACATGGACACAAGAACTAGCAGCTAAATCTACAACTACTGCAAGATTTGGACAAGCTACATTAACAGTTAAGAAAATGGCTGCAATTATGTATATGTCTGATGAGTTAGTTGAAGATAGCACTGAGATTGACATTGTTGATTTCATAATTGGTTTATTTTCTGAAGCAATAGGTACTGAAGAAGATAGAGTAATTACATTAGGTAATGGTACTACAGAGCCAACTGGTTATACTGAAGCAGCTATTGCAGAACAAGCACTTACTGGTAATTTAAGTTTTAATGATATGATTGATTTAGAATTTTTATTAGCTTCTAAGTACTTACCAAAAGCTAAATATTATGCAAATCGTAATAATATTAGAGAACTAAGGAAACTACAAGATAGTAATGGTAGATATTTATGGCAAGATGCTATAGATACAAAACAACCAGCTACCTTTCATGGTTATCCAGTTATCGCAGATGAAAATCTAGGAGATAGTGAAATTTATTTCGGTGATTTAAAGAAAGCTTATTGGTTAGGTGATAGAAAACAAATGACAGTGAAAATCAGTAATGATACAGAAACTGCATTTACACAAGATCTTACTGCTGTACGTATCGTTTCACGTATTGCTGGAATTGTTGTATTAATAGATTCTATGAAAAAAATAACTAATATACCCTAGTTAATATTTTGGTGGTGGGGGTTGAAATATACCCCCTTTACCAAATTTTAAAAATATGAAAATTAAATTTTTACAAGATTATAAATCATATATAAAAAATAGTATTGTCGAAGTACCGATTAATGTAGCTAAAGGTTTAATTAAGAAAAATATAGCAGAAGAATATTCTATAAAAAATTATATTTTAAAACCATTACACGCTTTTGGAAATTCTATCACTAAAGCTATTGGTAGAAAACCAAATTAAAAATATGGCACAAAGAGAATATACAACAAGAGCAAAAATAATAGAAATGACAAATTTAGATTTTAGTAGTCTTTCAAATAGTATTGTAACTGAATGGATACAAGCAGTTAGTAGATATATAGATAATTACACTGATAGATTAACTGGATTTGTAACACCTGGAGTTGATGAAATAAGATACTTTGATGGAAACGGAAAAAGAGAAATAATGCTAGATAATTTCATTTCAATTACGTCATTAGAAATTTTAGAATTAAATGGAAGTGATGTTGAGTATAGTTTAGATGAAGGTAAAGGAAATGATTATATTATTTATCCGTATAACGAAACTGCAAAATATAAAGTAATACTAGAAACCAGTAGCACTATTGGCGAATTTTATAGAGGCAACAAAAGAATTAAAATAACAGGCGAATGGGGATATTCATCAGCAACACCAGCAGATATTAGTGTAGCAGCATCTTTTTTAGTTGTTGATATATTAAATAAGGTAAAAGGGAAAGGCGATAGAGTAACATCTGAAAGTTTAGGTGATTATTCTGTTAGTTATGAAACAGTAGTTTTAAACGAAAAAAGTATTCACGGAGGTAATATAAAAAATATATTAGATAGATATAGATTATTGAGTTTATAAATTATATGACTATTACGCATTTATTAAATAATATAGTTACAATTAGTAGATTAGCAGATATTGGTAATAATAAAATGGCGTTATCTACAGTAACATCAGATATTAAAGTTGTTTTGCAACCAGTTGGTGAAGATAAAAATCAAATCGAAGATGGTGTCTTTGGTAAAGAATATAATATGTACGCAGATGGTTCATACAGTATTCTACAAGGAGATACGGTTAGAGATACTGATGATAATTATTACACTGTTAAATCAGGAGCGGTAACTAAAAGGCAAATGGGTAATATAGGTTTTGTTAAAATAATCGTTGAATTAACTGATAACAGCAAATAGTATGGCACATGTCACAATTAAAATAAAAGGTTTGAAAGAATTACAAAAAGGATTTGCTAAAGCACCAAAGGAAACATTTAATCAATTGACAAAAGCAATTAACACGTCGGCATGGTTAATAACAACAAACGTTAAAGCAGAAACACCTAGTAAAACTGGAGCACTTAAAAGAGGAATACGTCCAAAATTTGGTAAATTATCAGCAAAGATACAACCACATAATGCACCATATGCATATTGGGTGCATCAAGGAACAAAGCCATATACAATAAGACCTAAAAAAGGCGGAGGGTTATTTTGGGATGGCGCACCACACCCTATGAAAATTGTTCACCATCCAGGTATTAAATCACAACCCTTTATGGATGAAGGTTTAGATAAATCAAAATCTAAAGTAAAAAAAATATTTGATAAACATGTTGATAATATTTTAAAAGTAATAGTTAAAAAATAATATGTGGAATAATATAATAGAACAATTAGAAATTCTAATAAACAGTATTGATGATATTCAAGAAGTTTTTATTTATGAAGCCGAGAAATTTAGTGGTTCACCAACTGTAAGTATAACACCAGCAGAAAATGATGGAGCATATGCTACTAATTCTGAGAATGAAAGAATATATGCATTCAATGTTAGATTGTTTGTAAATAGAACAGTCGCACCAGCAGGGCAAGTTAAAGAAATATACGCGGATAGTAGAATGCGTGATATATTAGACCAGATTTTAAATACCATCGATAAAAATTATAGTTTACCAGATATAACAAATGAACCAGGGAATTGCTTTATTAATTTATTAGCAACACCATCAGTATGGGGATACTCTGGAAGAGAATCAGAATATAGAAGTGCTGAAATAAATGTTAAAGCAAGAGTGAGAGTAGATATTAATTTATTAACTTAATAATTTATATAATTAAATTCTTATACAAAAAAGAATAAAAAAAATATGCCAAAATTTATTGGAAGAAAATTATCAGTTGGTATTGGTCTTGAATCTATAAGAGGTACAGGAGTGGCACCAACATATTGGTTAAATGCAACAGCATTTAGTCATAAAGACGTAGTAGTAAAAGCAAACAGTGAAGCCACAACAGGCGGAATTTGGGGTGGAGACCAATCATTAGTTGCTAGAAAAATGGCTGAAGGTGATATTGAAGTTGAAATGGATGATAATTCATTTGGATTAATATTACTTGCAACTTTAGGAGATGTTAGTTCTGCCGTTTTTGGTGGCGCTAATAAACATACATATACATTACAAAACGATGCACAACATCCAAGTTTATCAATTTCAACTGATGATCCAATCAATGAACAAATATTTGAATTTGGGATGATTGATAGTTTAAGTATGGAATTTTTACCAGAGGAAATTGTTAAATATACAGTTGCCTTTAAATCAAAAAATGCAGCAGATAGTTCAGTAACACCAGCATTCGCAGCAGCTAATAAATTCTTAGGTAGACAATTAGAAATTAAAGTTGCCTCATTAGCAAGTGGATTAACAGCAGCAAGTAAAGTTCAAGTATCAAGAGCAGCAATAACATTTGAAAAGAATACAGATTTCTATAATGTTGTTGGTTCTGTTCAACCAGAAGATATTTATAACAAAAGATTTAATGTCACTGGTGAATTAGAATTATCTTATGAAGATGATACATTTAGAGATTTTATGAATGACGGTAGTTATCAAGCATTAAGATTTGATTTAGTTAATTCAGATGTAACAATCGAAACAACTAATCCATCATTTAGAATTGATTTATCAAGAGTTGAATTTGAAGGTTGGGAGCCAGCATATCCATTAGATGACTTAGTTACTCAAACAATTACTTTTAGTGCTTTATATGATTATACAAATGGTGATTTGATTAATGACCTTTATCTTATAAATAAGGTTACATCATACTAATTTAATAATTAATTTAACAAAAATATGGAAAGAGAAACAAAGAAAATTATAACACCAAATAGCAAACAAGAAATAGTTTTAAAATCATGGTTAACAGGTGGTGAAAAAAGAGATATAACATATTCAATGTTAGATGGTTCATCAATTAGTGACGGTGATGAAAAATTAAAAGTGTCTGGTGATTTATTAAAAAAATCACAGGATTTAACATTTAGTACTGTTATTGTAAGTATTGGTGATACTAAAGAAAATATTATTGAAACAGTATTAAATATGAGAAGTGTTGATTTTGATTTTATTGTTAGTGAAGTAAATAAAATTACTAACGGTGTTGAAGAGGCTGAGGTAAAAAAAAACTAAAAAAAGAATATACTAAACTGGCATCCTCGAATGGAAGACCAACTAAAATATCTAATACCACATCTATGATAATGTTATGTCATGAAATGAAGTGGGATTATTGGACATATATAAATCAGCCAAATTGGTTTATTGATTTATTAGTCACTAAATGGAATATAGATATTAGATATACCAACTTAGAAACAGGAGAAATACATAAAAAATATGGCAAACGCTAGATCGATATTACAAATATTATTAACAGCTAAAGATGACGCTAGTAAAGTTTTTAAAGATGTTTCTAAATCTTTAAAAAAAGCGGGTGTTGATAATGAAGAATTAAGTAGACAAGCACGTACAACGGGTTTAGTTTTAACTGGTTTGGCATCAGTTGCTGGCGTTGCCGCTGTTAAATCATTTGCAAGTTTTGAAAAAGCAATGTCAAATGTTAAAGCAATTACAGGTGCAACAGGAAAAGAATTTACAGAATTAACAAAACTAGCTAAAGAAATGGGTAAAACAACTGTTTTTACTGCAGATGAAGCAGCTGAGGCGATGAAATTTTTAGGAATGGCTGGATTCACAACAGCTGAAGTAATGCAAGCATTACCAGATACTTTAAATTTAGCATCTGCAGCAGCACTGGACTTAGGAACAACAGCAGATATTGTGTCAAATGTTTTAAGAGGAATGGGTGGAACAGCAGAAGAAACGCAAAGGTTCGTAGATGTATTAGCAAAAACAGTAACAAGTTCAAATACAAATATGATTTCATTAGGAGAGGCAATGAAATTTGCTGCACCTCTTGCTAAACAATTAGGAACTGATGTAACAGAAGCAGCAGCAGCTATTGGAATATTGGCAAATGCTGGTATAAAAGGAACACTTGCGGGTACTGGTCTTCAAACATTAATGAAAAGATTAGCGAATGATACTGGAGGTGCAAGAACAGAATTAGAAAATTTAGGTGTTGAAGTTTTTAATGAAGCTGGAAAATTCGCTGGTTTATCAAATATTATAGAAGGAGCTAGAGAGGTAATGGAAACAATGTCACAAGAACAAAGAACCCAACTAGCTTCAACAATTGCTGGTTCAATTGGTATGAAATCATTTTTAACTTTAGTTGATTCGGGTGAGGATGCATTAGCTAATTACACCAAAGAATTAGAAAATTCAGAAGGTGCTGCACAGAAAATGGCAGATATCCAATTAGATAATCTAGCTGGTGGTTTTGAATTGTTACAATCAGCAATATCTGGTGCTAGAATAGAATTGGGTAAAGAATTTGCACCTATCCTTTTAAATGTTACTTCAAAATTAACTAAAAGCATATCAGAGATAAATGCAACATCAGCTAAAAATGTTATCGTGTTTACATTAATATCTGGTGCTGTTTTAATATTAGCAGGTAGTTTATTAAAAATAATCAAAATATTCAAAGCTGTTAGAATTGTAGTTATTGCAATAAATAAAGCGCTATTAAAAAATAGTACATCTTTAAAAGCCGTTAGATTATCAGCTAAAAAAACAGCGGTTGGTATGAAATTATTTTCTAAGCAATTGAGTTTTGCAGCAATACGAATAAAAGCAGCAACTTTAGCCGCAAATTTATTGAATATAGCTATAGCACCGTTACTAGGTTTAGCAATAGTTCTGACCGTTGCAATAATTGGATTTGTAAAAGTGATGTCTTCAATTAAGGCATTGAAAAAAGAAAACATAGGTTTACAACAATCAATTGCAGATAGGGCAGACATGACAAAAAAAGCTTCATTAAGAATAAGAGAAGAATTGAAAAGTGAAAATTCAGAAGTTGTTAAATTAGCAAGATTAAAACAAGAACAATTAGCAATATTAAATAACGAAGGCGTTAATGACAGGACAAGAAAATTACAAACTGAAATACAAAGTCAAAAAAGAGTACTTGAAGAATTGGGTATTATAAATAAAGAAACAACTGAAAAAATAACATCCGATTGGGATGGTTCTGATGATAATATTAAAGATGCTGGAGACAGTATAGAAGAAACAATTAAAAAAGTATCTGATAAATATTCAGAAATGAGTAATACCATTGTCGATGTATCTGATGAAATAAATCAGGCTGTTAAAGAAGTTGCTGTTAGTATTGGTGATATTAATAAAAGCATTGAAGAAGTAAATCTTGATAATATTAGTAAAAATTTATCTATAAATAAACAATTCGCAGAAGCATTCGTAGATCAAGAACAAAAAGTTGCTGATATACAAGGTCAATTTAATAGTGAAAAGGATTCAAAAGCAAAAAATTTGCTTAGGGATAAATTAGATTTTGAAACTAGCGAATTATCAAGATTTAAAACTATTTCTATTTCATTATCAAATGAAGTTGCTGAAGTTCGTCGTATCAATGGATTATCTGATATTGCTAGAACTGTTGAAAATTTAAACAAAGAAAGAACTTTGGAAAATCAAGAAGCAGAAAATAAAATCAAACAGTTGAATGTCGAATTAAAAAATGAAGAAGAAAAATATAATATATTAAAACAATTACAAGAAGCAGCCCTAGTTGAGACTGATAGAATATTGGCACAAGAAGAACAACTAACTTTAGATAGTATAAATAGAACAATCGAAATGTATAACCAATTAGCAAAAGCAAAAGATGCAGTTGCATCTGGACAAACAAGTGGCTTTGTTGAAAGCACTGGATTACAACAAAGATTGGACCAAGTTTCACCAGTTGTGAATATAGAAATTAAAGATAATAGTTTTGTTGGTGAGGGTGGAGCAGAAGAATTTATTAATGACAGTTTAATGCCAATATTGCAGGCAAATCTTAAAGCAAGTTAAAATATGGCTATTACAATTACAATAAATTCAGTGGATAGAACAAGGTTTGTTAAACAACAAGGCCTTAGTATTAATAATATAATCACAAGGCAAATTGACAGATTACAGTTTAATATAACCAAAACGTTAAATGGAACTATTTTAAATTATAAACCTACAATTGGGCATGAAGTTATTATTGAAAATAACAGTGTTAAAATTTTTGGTGGTATTATAACAAGGACATCACAATCCTTAGATAGTTACGGAATTTTAAATTTTACTTTAGAATGTGAAGATTTTACAAGATTTTTAGACCATCGTTTAGCGGTTCAAACATATTCCAATATGACTGTTAATGATATAATTGCAGATTTAAATACTGAATATTTAACAGGATTTACTTTAAACAATGTCGATGCCACGAAAGTTATTGACCATATAGCATTTAATTATATCCCAGTTAGCAAAGCATTACAAAAATTAGCTGATTTAATTAATTTTGATTGGTTTGTAGATTACGATAAAGATATACATTTTAAAGCTAAAGATTCAACACCTGCACCTTTTGAAATAAATGATTCAAACGCTAGTTATATAACTAATAGTCTTAAAATTATTAAAGATAATAGTCAAGTTAAAAATGTAATATTCGTAAGAGGCGGACAATTTATAGGTTCGACATTAACCTCTGAAATAGTAGCAGATGGTTCTCAAACAATTTTCCCAATTGGTTATGAGTTTAGTACTGGAATATCAGCAACCTTATCAGCAAATCCGTTATCAATTGGTGTTGAAAACTTAGTTGATCCAAATGATTATGACGTGGTATGGAATTTTCAAGAAAAAGTTTTTAAATTTAAAGAACTTGATAAACCAAGTGTTGGTGCGGTTTTAAAAATCGTTGGTAGTCCATATTACCCAGTTCGATTAAAAGTTCGAGATGTAAACAGTATTGCATCATTTTCATCTGCCGAAGGGTCAACTGGTGAATACGAATATTTAATAATTGATACAACTATTAAAACCAGAGAGGGTGCAAGAGAAAGAGCAACTGCTGAATTAGAAAGTTATAAAGATACATTATCAGAAGGCTCATTTCAAACCTATACTGACGGATTAAAAGCTGGTCAAGTAATACGGATAAATTCAACTGCACATGATATAGATGAAGAATTTGTAATTAATAGAGTAACCACAAAAATGTGGACAAGTAAAGAAATGATGTACACTGTAAATTTAGTAACAACAAAAACTTTTGGAATTATAGAATTATTACAAAAACTATTATTACAAGAAACAAATAATATTAATATAAATCCAGATGAGGTAATTGATATAGTTGAAAGTTATAGTGAATCAATAACAATTTCAGAAACATTTACATCTGAGTTAGAACATAATTTACAAAGAGAAACAATTACAATGAATGAAACATTTACCGCACAAAGTTTAGATTATAATGTTGAATTCGTATTAGGCGAATATCCGCCAACTGGAACTAAAAGGGTATTTTTATTAAATGGGAGTACTCTTGAATAACAATTAATTAAAAAATATATGAAAATATGGTCCGCAGGTGAAAAATTATTAGCAGCCGAGTTAAATAGTAATTTTAGTGAAACCGATGGTTTTGTTATTCCATTTATCGCAGGAGAAGATATTACAGACAACGAAGCTCTCTATTTTGATACAGCCGATTATAAAGTTTATCGTACAGACTCCTCTGACGCAGGTAAAATAAATTTTATTGGTTTTGCACAAGAGGGTGAAAGTGCCGGAAATACAATCAGAGTAATGGTTGGAGGAATAAATAATCAGTTTACTGGGTTAACCCAAAACGCAGACTATTTTTTGGACGGCATAGAAACTATTGCTGGAAGCCTTAAAGATAGTCATGTTACTGCGATGAATGGATCTGATTACGCTTTAAATCAAAACTTTGATAAAATGGCACAAACATTTTTAACAACTTCTGCATATACATTGGAAAAAATATCATTATTTATAAGAAAACACGGGTCACCAACTGGTAATGCTGTTTTAAAAATCTATTCAACAAGTCCAACTGGTACATTATTAGCAACATCTGATAATTTAGACGTCTCTACTTTAGACTCAGCTTATGCAGATGTTTGGTTTAGTTTTTCAGGAATAAACAAAATAGACTTAGCAGACGCAACTACGTACGCTATTGTTATAGAGTATACTGGAACATCGGTTAATTATATAGAGATTGAAGTATACAGTTACAGTGTTTATAGTTACGGAAAATTTTGGACACACCCGACTAGTGGATCTTGGGATGGTGGAACAACTTCAAGAAGTGTAAGGTTTCAAGTATGGTGTGCAGATCAAGTAACTGATTACACTGGGGAAATTATAGTAACTGCTGCTAGGTCTGGACATAATTTTGTTAAAGTCGGTAAAGCATATACGACAACCAGTTTATTCATTAAAAATTTAGCACCAAGCTAATAATACTTATTAAATAAAAAATATGAAAAAAATAAAAATAAAAAAAAATGAGAATGCAGTAATGAAAGGTATTTATACTATAACCAAAGCAGAAATTAAAACACCATCTCAATGGAAATTACATGACAAAATAGTTGAATTAAAAAGACAAGGTAAAGATTATATAAAATTAGTAAGAAAATTAAATAGAGATTGTTTTTCTGTTGAATATGTATATCATAATATAATACCAACCGTTGGACGCACATTAATTGCAAATAACTTTACTGCTATAAGTCCAGACAATACAATGT